CCGCTTGCGCGGTGTGGGCTCTTCATTGAGCGGTAGCTACCAACTACTCTCCACATGATGGAAGGACCTTGGTTATTCTGGATTTACTCCAGACCCTGGCTTGGTTAAGACTGCAAACGCCACTAGGCAGTTCTATAAAAACGGACATCAGTGCCCCCTATGCTGTTACTTGGTAAGGAAGAAGAACCCTTCTTCATCCCGTCAGCATCTCCATGGCTGGAGTATATCAAAACGGGTGAGTGCACGACCAGGGTAAGGACCCTGTGAGGCTCGAAAAGCAAGGCTTTGTTGATTGTAGCGTAGGTAACGGTCGTAAGACAAGTGCTTCTTCACTCTGGAATTTCGCTAATCAGAGATCAACAAAATAACCAAAGATCAATAGGAACACCGGACTTATACCTCTGTATGTCGGGGGGGAGTTTTACCCACACCTAGTACATGGACGACTTCCTCGGAAGGAATCTATGGGACGGTCATGGGGAACTCCTACGGTAGAGCTGGCCAAGTCAGTTTAAGATTATAGTGATATAGTCTTCAGAGCAAGTAGACCCTTCCCTTCAGAAAGGAGGGGCTCTCCTATTATTCTTCGTGAGAAGAGTCACCTGCTTTAGACCTCGTACGTGTGGTACGGAAGGATCCCCAGACGGGGAGAAATCTGTATCTGACGGCGACAACTCCCACCATGCCCTCTTGGGGGGGATTAGAAAACCCTTTAAACCCTTGAGAGTAAGGAAGCCCTTCTCTGAAACCCCACTTAACTTCATCATGCTATTACTAACACGACTACCGTTATTGTGCCTTTCCCGAGTTGACCTTTTTGGCAAACTCACCGGGACGAACCATCAACGAAGTATTTCGTACCTCATCAATGGAGTCGTCATAGATTCCGAGGTGGTAATGAAGAAAGATCCTCTTAAGAGGACCGTTTCCGAATGGTTATCCCTTGTTGATTGGGATCTCCATCGTCTCCAACCATACGTGGTTGTCGATCCTTTAAATCCGTCGGAACTACTTTACATGAATAAACCGGAATACCTTTCGGTATGGAAAGTAGCAGGGTCGAGGGACCTTCCTTTTATAGTCATTGCTGGTCCGAAAACAGCACGTCCAAGTAAATCTACCGACCCAAACATCTCAGACTCATCCAATGAAAACCAAAATTCCCCCTGGGACTGGAGGTTGGATTCTTCTTCCGCAAGGAAGTCGACTCTAAGTTGGGAAGTCTTCTGTAACTTCAAACGAAGTTTACATCTATTACTTCCAAAAACCTTAAAGGAGAAGGGTTTGGTGGCTGCCGATGCGACTAGCATCGGTAGGTCCCTGTACCTGTGGGCGAGGGAACTCGCTCACTATGCAGAGATGCAACAGCCGAGTAAGATCTTTGACCTTATAACTCCCCTTGTACTTTATATAGAACGACTCTACACACACAATGGCGCTCCTTATGCAATCTCAGCATTCAAAGTAATGCTGTTTACATTGTATACCTATATGATGGGTGCTCCGTTAAGGAACACCGACCCGTTGGGGACAAGAATAGCTTTACGTAACGGACTCCCAGCATGCTGGGGTACCGAATTACGTAACCTCGTAAGAGGAAGAAAGAACTTACGTATTGTAAGGATCTTGGCGTCCCTGTTGAATATCTACCGAGCTTTGGATGCTGAGCATCCGGAGCCTTCGGTAACAACGATAATTCAACCGCATCCGAATTTTGAGGAGAATTTAATTTTCCATCAATTTAGACGGTTTTGCGAAGATCATTGGCCAGCCTTGCTGGGTGATCATATCAACGGCGGAGAGGGAGAAAATCTTCCATATTTCCGATATAGTTCTCAAGTTGGTTTAAACATCCGCACTGCGGGTGCCAACGGTTCGAGCGCCATGGCTTCACTGGATCTAGATGCGAGAGCTCTAGAACTGCACGGTAAGGACCACGTGCGTAAGTGGTTTGAACTCCATAAGGATTTAGAAGCTTTACAACTTCTTGATGAGATCAGTAAAGATCATCATTGGGGGCGACCGAAGCTCGAGCAGTGTTACACTACTCAGAGACTTCGCGGAATGAATTCCGCACAATTGTGGCTCGCTACCCGAACTTATGCCTCAAAAGGTTTAAGAGTAGAACCTCCAGTAGATGTTAAGGATCCGGAAATTCCGGGTCCCATCTTGGGTCGGTTACATCCGATCCCAGAAGCGGCAGGGAAGGTACGTGTGGTGGCTATCGTCGACTATTTTACCCAGATAGCTATGAAACCAGTCCATTCCCATCTCCTTAGTATACTAAGGAAGATTAAAACTGATGCTACTTTTGATCAGTCGGGAAGGGTGAACGAATATTACAATTGTAATCATTCACGCCACTGGAGCTACGATTTAAAGGCGGCCACGGATTTAATTCCGCGGGCACTTTATCTCGAAGTACTAACACCATTGTTAGTAGCACCGTCCGAGACGGGCGGAGAAGCTCGGAAACGAGCTGAACTCTGGGTCGACGTCATGTCAGACCGCGAATTTCTATCTCCCTCCAAAGACCTTTGGGTTAAGTACGGGACAGGGTTACCAATGGGAGCTTACTCCCATTGGGCCTCTATGGCCTTAGTGCATCATGCTCTAGTACAATTTGCTTGGTTCCGTGTGAACGGCCAGCGACTATCATGGTATATGCTGTACATAATCTTAGGAGATGACCTTGATATTGCGAAATATCCGAGGGTCGCTGAGGAATACCTCGCGATTTGTCAAGCTCTTGGTATCCAGATTGGATTACACAAGAGTTTACAATCTAACCTTAACGCTTTCGAATTCGCTAATCGCCGGTTTATTCCGGCCGGAGATATTTCTCCGCTTTCTTTAAAAGAAGAATTAGCTGCCACATCGTGGTCTCAACGCGTGGAATACGCGAAGAGAATACTCGAAAGAATGGGAACTTCTCTTAAGAATTCAGCATTGGCACAAGTCCGGAAGATGGTAACATTTTCTGGATGGACGGCTATGAAGGCAGAATTAGCTGGCCTTAGGCATACAGCATTTCTCCCTACGATTCGATTTATCGCGGGAAATCCTTTCAGAGAACTGAAATGGAATATCCCGATTGAATCACTCGTTAACTGGCTTATTCTACTTCTTCCATCAAAGGAAGCAGAGAAGGTCAGAAAACTTACCACTGCTACCATGTTTGGTAACAATGCTGTGGATTCATCGAAAGATGTAAGAGAGGCTTTTATAGCTGTGCTCTATACTGAGCTAGCCAAAGGTTTGGCGAAAGATCTCAACAAACTCCGTAGTGATACGGTAAAAGGTTTCCTTGGATTCAAGTTCTCACGGAAAGATCCGGGTTATTTAAACCATCTGATAGAACAGATTGAGCTTGCTCCTCGTGAAATGTTCAACGATCTTGCGGCGCAACTTTTAAACTGCCACCCTGGCAGTATAATGTACTTAACATCATATTTCTCCGACCACACCTGGGCATCCTATCTGGAGAGATTATCTCTTATAACAGAAGGACTGACCCCGACCGAGCGGCGACTTGGAAGCTATGCTTCCATAGTCTATATGTTTTGGGTGTGCTATCGTCATAATTTCTGGTTAAACCATAAAATTACGTTACTCCTCGGAATCTTAGAAGATATCCAAATGAGTATTGAGTTCGAATTTTCTCGAAAACTCAACCGAACAACACTTAATTTCGAGGATCCAATTACTGAGATAGGGGACGATTTATTCGCTTCCCGAGTACGTAATCTCCTAAAAGAGAACATACCAGAAGGCGAGACGCCACCCCACACAGTCGGAGAATTCCTTAATTGGATGTACATCTCTTATATAAGTTTACCCAAACCACTCATAATCGATTTGTCTGAAACGATGGATTCTTGGAACAGTCCAGAACCAATCGACAAATCAGGTGTCGTTATCCAGTCTCATAAGGGGAGGGTCACAAATGTTTCCCTCAAAGATCTTGGAGAGTCCTTAAAAGGACCACTCGGCGATCTGGTACTTGGTTTTACGAAAGGTACAGGTGTACTTATTCCACCAATCCCCAAATTACAACTGAAGTCGGATAGAAATCTGCTTCAGTCTGGTGCGATCTTTTATCGCAACTACATAGAAGCCCCGCCTAGACTCTCCCGTCAAGGGATCTTTTTCGAGTCCATTCTTTCTTAAGAAAGGGGTGGTAGTAACCAGATAAACTTGATACGTTGAGGTTCAAGTCCTAATCTGCTTGTAACATAGCCGAGGGACCCCTGATCCGGATTAACAAAGGTTACCAATAGGGTTTTAAAAGAG